AAAAGCACCTATCTTGGATAATGTAATTGATTACTCTGGTAACGTAGCAACAGACCCAGACAACGAAAAATTCCTACACAACGAATTTGGAGTTAATTACAGACTTGGTAAACTCGGTGTAAACGCAAGTGCTTATATGACAGATTGGCAAGACAGAAACTTAACTAAATCAGTTTCTACTGGTCAAGGTTCATCAGGCGACACAGATATTATTTTCCTAAGAGGAGTAAATCAAAAACACTCAGGTGTTGAGATTGAAACAAACTATATGGTTAATGATATGTTAGACTTGTTGTTCGTCGCATCATTTGGTAATTGGAAATTCGACGGAGACGCTGAAGGTACTTATCAAGAAAATGAGTATAATTCAGAAGGTCAAGTAACAGGATTTACAACAACTGAATATGCATACGCACTCGACGGATTGTATGTAGGTGATATGCCACAAACTGCATATGTATTGGGAGTAACTTTAAAACCAGTTAAAGGTTTAATGGTTCAAGCAATACACAAAACATACGATAAGAACTATTCAGACTGGTCACCAGGCGCCCGTGAATTTGACGGAACAAATGATGACGCAGATAGAGCTCAAGTTTATGAAGCCCCAGGTTACTCAAAACTTGACTTACATATGTCTTACAAATTACCACAAGTTAAAGGACTTGATATGACTTTAAACGGACATATCTTTAATGTTCTTGACGAGGTATTTGTACAAGACGCAGTTGATAATAGTAGATACAATGGCTATGGTTCAAAAGAACACTTAGCACATAACGCAGAGGTATTCTTAGGAACACCAAGATATGCGAACATTGGATTAACTATTAACTTCTAATTCTATGGGGGGCGATTAAGTTCGCCTCCCACAAAAAATACTTGACATTTACAAAAATTATTATTATATTTATATACATAAAGTTACAATTAAAAGGAGTTCATCATTTACCAAAACATCTGGTTTGATATAAGAAAAAACAAAATGCATTTATGGGATGACAAAAAAGGTCATCTTATCGTACCTTATAAGAAATATGCATATGTTAAAGATAGAAACGGACAAAATGTTAGTTTATATGGTGATAGATTAAAACGAGTTACCAATTGGGATAAAGAAGACCCAACACTTCACGAAAGTGATGTTCCACCAATGACCAGATTCTTGGTTGACCAATACACAGACTCAGATGAATCATCAACTGGACATAGAGTTATGTTCTTTGATATTGAGGTAGAGGTAACTGAGGGTTTTCCAGATGTTCAGAAAGCATATAATCCAATTACATCAATTGCATTGTATGATTACGCAACAGAAAAATATTACACTTATTGTTTCGACCCAAACAAAAGAATTGAAAGTTATGAAAGAGGAGAGGAAGTCGTAGAGTTTTATGAAACTGAATACGAGATGTTAAATCAGTTTTTCCAAAAGTATTTAGAAATCAGACCTACGATTATTAGTGGTTGGAACTCAGAGTTCTTTGATATTCCTTATCTATACAATAGAGCAGTGAGAATATTAGGACCAGAAATAGCAAACCTAATGTCACCAATCTCACAAGTTATTTATTCAGAATATAAAAAGAAACACACAATCGCTGGTGTATCATCATTAGATTATTTACAACTATATAGACAATTCACATTTACTCAACAATCAAGTTATCGATTAGATTACATTGGTGAGATTGAAGTCGGTATGAAAAAGGTTAATTACGAGGGAACTCTAAATGATTTATATGACAATGACTTACAGACATTTATAGATTACAATATTCGAGATGTAAAAATCTTAGTTGAATTAGATAAGAAACTAAACTTTATTGAGATTGCCAGAGGTATTGCTCACCTTGGACACATACCTTATGAAGATATCAATATGTCAAGTCGTTGGTTAGAGGGAGCTATCTTAGTATATTTAAAGAAACTTGGAGTGGTTGCACCAAACAAACCAAGAAAACGAAAAAAGATAAGTGATGAAAAGTTCGCAGGAGCATATGTTCAAGAACCACAATCTGGAAAACACGATTGGGTTTATGACTTGGATATCACATCAATGTATCCGAGTGTGATTAGGTCTTTGAATATATCACCAGAAACTAAAGTCGGTAAAGTAGAGGGTTGGAACGAAGAACAATTCTTGAAAGAAACTAACAAGAAAACTTATTCACTCAACAATAAAGAGGGTAAAGAAATCGGCAAGATGACTGAAACCGAACTACAAGATTATTTTAATAAGTCAAATGTATCAATCGCATCCAACGGAGTAATGTACAGAACAGACAAACAAGGATTGATTCCTGCATTGTTAGAGAAATGGTTCAACGAACGAGTAGAGATGAGAAAACTCGTGAAGAAATATCACGAACAAGGTGATACCGTGAAAGAACAATACTTTGACAGAAGACAACACATTCAAAAGATTGTATTGAATTCGTTGTACGGAGTATTAGGATTGCCAGTATTTAGATTTTATGACTTGGATAATGCAGAAGCAACAACATTAACGGGTCAACAATTGATTAAGTTTAGTAAAAAAATTACTAATCATTTCTACAATAATGAGTTAGGTACAAACGAGGATTATGTTATCTATATTGATACTGACTCTATTTTCGCATCAGCAGTTCCATTAGTGGAGAAAAGATTCCCTAACCAAGAACTATCTGAAACAATGATGACCACAAGAATTATGGAGATTTGTGAAGAAGTTCAAGATTACTTAAACCAGAGTTATAATTACTTTGCCAAGAAATTTTGTAATATAGATGAACACGTGTTTGACATTAAACAAGAGGTAATCGCAAAGACAGGTTTATTCATTACAAAGAAACGATATGGATTACGAATCATCAATGACGCTGGTAGAAAAGTAAACAAGACTCACGTTAAAGGATTGGATACCATTAGAAGTAATTTCGCAGTTGCTATGAAAGATTTATTATCAAATGTATTGGATGATATACTGGCAAATGTTCCAAAGGAAAAGATAGATGAACGAGTATCATTGTTCAAAAGAAATATGCATAATCTATCGTATGAAGTTATGGCAAATCCAATCGGTGTAAAGGGTATCGGAAAATATGAAGTCAAAGATGAGGAAACATCATTCAGTAAATATAAGAAAGGTGCACCAGTTCACGTCAAGGCAGCAATCAATTATAATTCTTTGATTGACCATTGGTATGAGGGTAAACGATATGAAAAGATATCCAATGGAACAAAAATTAAGTGGGTATATTTGAAAGAAAATACATTTGGATTTGACGCAATCGCATTCAAAGGACACGAAGACCCACGAGAAATATTAGAATTGATTAAGAATCACATAGACCACAACAAAATGTATGAACAAGCGATGAGTAAAAAACTTGGTATGTTTTATAAAGCAATGCATTGGGGTGGAGTAGAAGACAAAACAACATCTATGAATAGGTTCTTTTAATGAGATTGATACACGGAGATAGTTTGGTTGAAATGGATAAGTTAATCCAAGAGGGAGTAGAAGTAGATTTAACACTTACCAGTCCACCATACAATTTAAGAAATAGAGTTTACAAAGGTCAATATATGGAAAGAAAGGATAAATATCAACAGAAGTATCAAAACTTTTCAGATGCTTTACCAATAGATGACTATTATGATTTTCATAAACAAGCATTAGAAAAGATGTTAAAACTTTCAAAGATAGTTCTATGGAATATCCAAATCATTACTGGTAGTAAAGAAGCAGTATTTAAAATAATAGGACACTTTCACAAAAATTTAAAAGACATCATAGTTTGGGATAAGGGTTATGCCGAACCATCAATGCAATCTGGTATAATCAACAGAGGAACTGAATTAATATTGGTGTTTGAAAAAGATACTACGATTGGAAGACAAATTCAGAATCCACATTTCAAACACGGAAGTTTAAACGACTTATGGAAAATAAAAAGACCAAGACACCCAAAAGGACACTCAGCAACATTTCCAATTGAATTAGCAGAAACTGCAATCAGAAGTTTCAGTCCAGAAAATGGTGTTGTAATGGATTGTTTTATGGGTAGTGGAACAACGGGAGTTGTTTGTAACCAATTGAACAGAGATTTTATAGGAATAGAATTAGTCAAAGATTATTTTGACTACTCAAAGGAAAGAATTGAAAAGGTAAATAATAATTCTTCAACATTAGAAAAATTTATTTGATTTTCACAAAACAATATTATATTTATAATTGTAAAACAATAGGAGTAAAATGGTTATGAACAAAACGCAGTTAACAAACTTCATCACAAAGTATACTTTGGGTGGAGAAATTAAATCAACTAAATGGACTTCAAACGGAACTTCACTATCAACAAGATTTATCTCAGGTGATAAGTCAGTTGTGGGTAAAGTAGAGTTGAATAAGTTTAGTCATCTATCACCTTGTGAATTAGGTGTATACAATACAGGACAGCTAACAAGTTTGCTATCAGTATTGGGAGATGATATTGATGTAAATCTATCACAATCAGGTGATAAGTTTATCTCAATGGAGTTCGAGGACACGAACAGAAAAACAAAATCAAAATATATGTTGAGTGATTTATCGGTTATCCCTACACCACCAGCACTAAAGAATCTACCAGATTCATTTGAGTTAGGTATCAAGGTTGACCCTTATTTCGTAAATACATTCATTAGTGGTAAAGGTGCTTTGTCCGAAGCAGAAACTTTTACTATCTTGACAGAAAACGGAGAAACTAAAATCGTTATCGGTTATGCTTCAATCGCATCTAATCGTGTAACTATTCCAGTAGAAACCACAAAGTCAGCAGACATTGAACCAATTAGTTTCAATGCAAATATGTTCGCATCAATCTTAAATGCAAATAAAGATTGTGAAAGTGCAACATTAGAAGTTAGTTCACAAGGTTTATCAAGAATTAAATTCTCAATCGACAATTACGATTCAGAATACTTCTTGGTATCAACACAAGCAGTTAATTAGTGGAGAGTGTAAAACACTCATTATGGGTAGAGAAATACAGACCTACTCAATTAGATAATTACATTGGTAATGACCATTTGAAAAGTAAGGTGTCGGTGTATCTCGAATCTGGAGATATACCACACCTTCTATTGTTCGGTCGTGCCGGAACAGGTAAAACCACACTAGCAAAATTATTGGTCAACAATATCGATTGTGATTATCTTTATATAAACGCATCTGATGAGAATAGTGTAGATGTAGTTCGTGAGAAAGTCAAGAACTTCGCATCAACATTAGGTTTCAAAGATATGAAAGTTATAATCTTGGACGAGTGTGATTACATTACACCAAACGCTCAAGCAGCACTTCGTAATCTTATGGAAACTTTCTCTAAGAATTGTCGTTTTATATTAACTTGTAATTATGTGGAAAGAATCATTGACCCGATACAAAGTCGTTGTCAATCATTTCAGATTATACCACCAGACAGAAAACAAGTTGCACAACATCTGGCAAATATATTGAATAATGAAAACATTGAATATGATGTCAAAGATATCGCAACGACCGTAAATGGTGGTTATCCAGATATCAGAAGAGTAATCAATGGTGCTCAACGACAAGTCGTAGATTCCAAATTAACAATTGATGAAAATACTATTGTTCAAAATGATTATAAGAATCAAGTGTTGGATATATTGAAAACACAAGATAAGAAAAACTCATTCAAAAACATTAGACAATTGTTAGCAGATTCAAAGGTAACGGACTTCTCTGATTTATTCAGATTGATGTTTGATACCGTAGATGATTGGGGTCAAGGACATATCGCAGAGTGTATATTGATTTTAAGTAAATATCAACAATCAGACGCAGTTGTAGTGGATAAAGAAATCAACATTATGGCTATGTTTGTAGAGATTATAGGGAGTATCAAATGAGTAGTCATCCAGACGGAGGAATGCCACAAGGGCAACAGCAATTAGATATATCAAAAGCAGATACAATCCAATGTGAAGAATGTGGAAACGCATCTTTCATACAGGCATTTTTCTTAAAGAAAATATCAGCACTGATGTCACCAACAGGTAAAGAAGCCATTGTTCCAATGCAAGTTTTTAGTTGTGGTAATTGTGGAGCAATTCCAAAAAATATGATGGAAACGGGATAATCGTGGGAATCCTCGATAAAGTAAAAAAGGTAATAGATTGGAAACCACCTTCAAGTAAACAAAGTGGAATTACAGACGCAGATACATTGTATTCTGATAAAACCATTAGTTATGTTGAAATGTATTACAATGATAATATCAGAGTTGTACACGGAAATAAAGATGGAACTTTTGACCAAAGTATTGATTACAGACACGGTCGTCCCACTAAAGATTCCATACCATTAAAAACAAATATTGATAATGAGTATTACTTAGACGGAAGTAGAATCAAAGACCCACTATATAATGACAAAAACGCTCCATTACAAATTCATTGTTTCGGAGATAGTTGGACTTATGGTTGGGATGTTGAACAACAAGAAGCATTTCCACATTTATTAGGAGATGAAAATACATCAGTATGGAATTATGGAGCAGGAAAAACAGGTTTGGATTATTGTGTAAAAAAGATAACAGAAGTTTATCAAGAGTTTAATCACAAAGAAAATCAAAACTTCATTTATGTTATTACGATTCCACATAGCTTCAGAAGAATGTACATTGAAGACAACGGAGTGGCTCGTAGATGTTGGGATAAACCAACTGCCGCAGAACAAAACGAATACAATCATTACTTATATTTTTATCATCATTATGAAATACTCAACAGATTAATCGGTAGAGATAAAATCATATGGGGAACTTGGGACGACGAAATACCAAAACATATGATTGATATATTCTTTGATTTACACGACTTGGCAGGAAGACACCCAGGAGTAGAATCTCACAAATTATACGCCGAGGGAATAAAAGATATAATGAGAAAAAGTGGTTGGTATGGACAAGAAAGTTAAATATAATGTAGAGAGACTATTCTACGACAATTATAGAGTAACGACAGAACTAAGTGAAGTTTACGCCCAAGGAGAACACGGATTAAAACTTTATCAACATAAAGATGATGAAGGTAAGGTTGTTTACTCTAATGATAAAGGTGAATATGTTTACTCACACGAAACTGGTATAAACATATACCAAAACAATAATGGTAGATTAGAGGGTGGTAGACAACACGACCCAATCTACAATGATGAGAGTGCCAGAAGACAAATCTATACATTTGGAGATAGTTGGACTTATGGTTGGGATGTTGAACAAGAACAAACCTTTACACACTTACTCGGAGATGAAAACACAGCAGTTCATAATTACGGAGCAGGTGGAACAGGTTTAGATTTTGCAGTCAAAACTTTATCAGAAGTTTATATGCCAACATCAACACGACAACTATTTATCATTACGGTTCCACACTATTTTAGAAGATTGTGGTTTGATGATAATGGAAATATTATCCCATCTTGGCAAGTAAAAGAAAAAACTGATATCAATGAGTATAATCATTATATTAATTTCTTACATAACTATGAAATCTTAAATCGTTTAATCGGTAAAGATAAAATTATATGGGGAACTTGGGAACAAGATTTATCAAGAGATAAATTTGATGTGGAGTTTGAATGTATAGACCATACAAAAGATGGATTACATCCAGGTATAAAAGCTCATAAACAATATGCAGAAAAATTAAAGAAAATTATAGATGAACGATATGAAGCAACTAAGATTTCAAAGACTTTGTAATGGTCATTGGCCAATAGAAGAATTACCTAAAGGTTGGAAATACCATACCGAAGAACCTACGATAGAATTATTAGAGTCAGGTTTAAAGTTATTTAGAAAACAGATAAATAATTATGACGGAATGTGGAACATTGATGATTATTTTTGGAGAGTAGAAAATGGTAGGAAGTTTCATTACATCACCAAAGATGATAAGATAATATCATTTGTTTGGCAGTCACCAGGTGGTAAAGTTAAAAAGAGTTGGAACAATACAGGTTCACCAGTATATGACACACCAAGTTTCTTTAAAAGTAATAATGTTGAAACTATGAATGTTGGTAAGGACAATAGTTATTCATATAATACTTGGATTTGTGATGAATATAGAGGGTTGGGAAAACATATGAACTTACGGTCATTTAGAGAAATGGAAAAATTGGGTAAAAAGTCTATAATTCACGACGTTGAGATATGGAATAAGTCTACAATAGTTCATTGTATCAAGCATTTGGAATCAAATGTTACTGATTTATTAGAAAGATGATATTTATATATAGGAAAAAATTATGTCAGTACAAACAAAAATAACAAATTTATTAAATTATATCACGGGAAGTGCAGGTGGTTGGCCAACAAATACTAATATTGGTATTATGTCTGGTGTTGACTACATCAAACAAGAAACCACAGATAATATATATTTTAACGAAATGAATACCAGTCCAGGTATTTATGGTTCATACAATGAGCAATCCGCATCATTTGACTTGGTTGCAAACTATGCAAACGAAAAGGGTTGTTCAACTGCATATGTTTACGGACACGATGACGCTAGTGGTAGAACACCACACTCTTCTCAAGAATCAGTCATAAGTGCAAGTTTTGCAAAACATAATATTCCAGTAAATTTTGAATACAATGATAACACTTCAATAACATACTTTTCACAAAGAGGACAAAATCAATATACGGGCAGTTTCCATTTATTTGTGGGTTCACCTTGGTATAGTGATGATAACTTATTAGAAATTGTTAGTGGTTCATTTAACAAAACTACATTTAGAACTATTTTGGGTTCATCACCAGAAAGTAGTAGTGTAATTCCAATATTTAACACAAGTTCATTTTCAGATACAAACGCATATCATCCAGACTTTGTAGTTAAAAATCCAACACAAGATGGAACCTTATTTGATGGCACAATATTATTCCATAAGTATGTAGCAGAGAATAGTACATACCAATCTGGTGTGGATAGTGGTTCATTAATTGAAACCTATATTGTTCCGAGTGGTTCAACAATAGGAACACAAGGATACTTAAAGGTAGATAAAAGTGATTATTTAATGACACCAGATAAACAAATTCTATTGAGAGACAATGTAGACTATGATGTATTGACACGTTCTAAACTTATTTTAAATGGTGATAGATATCACGTGAATAACTCTTTACTGCTCTCAACTTCGAGTGGAAGTTTAATCAGAATGTATGATGATTCAACCAAACAAGTTCAAGATGTGGAAACTGGTGATATAGTTAAATCATATTTACCCGTAGGTATGCCAGATGAGTTTTTTTACAATGATTGGTTGAGTTATAGCACAACCGATTTAAGTGGTTCAGTCGCATCAGGTTCAATAGTTATTAGAACATTTAGTGATGAATCTTATGGATACACTTTAGTTAATGGTTCTATAAAAATGGCAAGAAATAAAGTTGGTGGAAAGTATTTCTTGAAACAAGGAAGCACTTGGACTTGGAAAATGCCAGATGAAATGTCAATAGGTGATTATCTTTTAGATAAAGACGGAAATGAATTGGAAATAACTTCAATATCAGAAGTTGCACAAGAAGAAACTTTTTATTCATTAGATGTTGAGGATATTGATACATACTTTACATCAGACATATTGGTCCACAATATTCCACCAAAATAATAAATAGGAGATAGGTTACAATGAGATACAATAATGACTTAAAATTTTCAATCCAAATTCCAAACTTTTTATCACCAGAAAAGTGTGATGAGTTATTAAAAGACATAATGGAATCTGAACAAGATGTAATTGGTTGTGTAGGAGATGAAAAGGGAACAGCAATATTACCAGAAATTAGAAAAACTAATGAGTGGTATTTAAGAGACCAACCAAACAATGAGTTCAGACCAGATAAGGTTAATAAAGATTGGTCGTGGTTACAGAAGAAAATGTTTCAAATGGTAAACATAGTCAATGATAGCGTTTTTCATTTTGATGTTGATGGTTGTGATGATGAATTAAAACTAATAGAATACCAAGATGGTGGATTCTACGGGTGGCACACAGACTTTAATGCAGGTAGTTGTTCTAACAGAAAGATTGTAGGAATTATTCAACTAACAGACCCGAATGAATATGAGGGTGGAGAAGTTCAATTTGGTATCCAAGACAAAGATACAAAAGAATGGTACACGATGGAAAAGAATAAGGGTGCATTAACATTATTTCCGGCATTTCTATGTCATAATGTAACGCCAGTAACAAAAGGTAAACGATATGTAATTCAAGAATTATTTGTCGGAGACCATTTCAGATAAGAGTAAAATGTATAAAGAAGTAGATATGAATAACTTTAAAACCAATCCTAATTTTAGGTGGTTTTTAGAGAGAAAAAACTTTTTTAGTAAAGATGAGTGCCAAGAGATTATGGATTTGGTGGACAAGGAAGCAGACCTTAGAAGTGGATACCACCGTGGAACAGAAAACAGAGATACTCTCGGAAATGATGACAAGAATTCTTGTATTTTAAATATAAAGACAAATAGTAATCCAGAAATATTGAATAAATTCTGGAAAGCAATACAATTAGCAGACCTAACTACTTACCATTATAATTGTAAAGGTATTTACAACAATAGAGTTCAATGTCACAGGTATGATGTAGGTCAATATTATAATCCACACGCAGATTTTCATTGGTTAGATGAGTATAGTACAAATAAACTAACATTAATTGTATTTTTAAATGATGATTATGAGGGTGGAGAGTTTCATTTTTTTGATGGAAAAATTATTAAACCTGAAGTGGGTAAATTAATCATACACCCAACATTTGCAGGACACGGAGTTAAACGAGTAACAAAAGGAAATAGATATTCTTGTGTTGCTTGGGGAGTTGGAGATACCTTTGTCTAAAATACTTGTAGTGTCTACTGAAAGGTGTGGTTCTACAAACTTTATGAAAACTTTGGAACTAACTCAAAATGGGAAGTTTTGGGAACACCCACTTTTTAATAACTTTAAGTCACCAATAGATAAGTTAGGAGTCAAAGGATTTCTCGATAAGAGTTATAAATTAAGTGGTTTCATTGGAACAAAAATAGTTTATAAAGATAATGATGTGTTTATAAAGGAAGTAATAGATTATCACGATAAGGTTTTTTTGTTAGTAAGAAGTAATTTATTTGAGCAAGTATTGTCATTACACATAGCAAATGAAACTAATGTTTACCACAAACATACAGACCAACCAGTCCGTGAACTAAATTTATATGATTTACAAGAAAGAGTTATAGTAAATAGAAAAATAAATGACAGACTTTTAAGTATGGTTGATAAGAATAGTATATTGACTTATGAAAATATAAAGCATATCTTAGTTGGAGAGAAAGTTAATACCAAATACACTCAGATAGAAAATATAAACGATTTAAATAAACACTATAAATTAAATAAGGAGTTTTACACATATGATTACTAACGATACATTTAAATTTGTAGTTCACAGAAAAGACTTTCTATCATTAAGTCAATGTCAGAAGTTGATGAGATACTTAGAAACAGGTGAACCAACTGAATCAGAACTCGCAGGTAATTACGATGAGAACATTCTGAACAAAGAAGTTCGTGATAACAAAGAAGTTACAATCAATAATGAGAAACTCAATAACAAACTAAAAATGGTATTTGAATTATCTAATCAATCTATTTGGAAATACAATATACAAGAAATGGAAAAGGTAAAAATACTACGATATGAAAATGGTGGTAAATACAAATGGCATACTGATTGTGGAGCAAAAGAAACTTCCACAAGAAAGCTAACTGCCATTATTCAATTATCAGATGAAACAAAATATGAGGGTGGAGACTTAGAGTTCGGTATCACAGACAAATCAGGTAAAAATAATTACACCGCACCAAGAACACGAGGAAGTATTACAATCTTTCCTGCATTCTTATCACATAGAGTTACATCAGTCACAAAAGGTAGAAGATATTCATTGATAACTTGGATGTTGGGAGACTGCTTTGTATGAAAATAGCATTATGTTTATGCCCACAATGGTCATTGACAACACCATCATTCGCTCTTGGTAGTTTATCTCAGGTCTTAGAAAGTCAAGGCCACTCAGTAGAACAAATAGATTTAAATTTATTGACAGCAATTTATGTTGGTGATGAACGACATAAATATTGGAGATTGTCCAATAAAGAAAGTCCAATATATGACGGAAAAGTATTTCAAGCAAACTTTGTGGATATCACAAAACGATTTGATAAATTTTGGAATGTTTGGATTGATAAAATGTCAAAGTTTGATATTGTTTGTTTCACAACTTATAGTTCTAACATTACTACCACAGATTACATCGCAAGAAAATTAAAACAGAAAAACCCAAATATTCAGATTTGGTATGGTGGACCATATTGTTGGTATGCTAAATCTGGTGGTCTGGTCAGTACAAAAGATGATGTAGAAATGTATAGAGAGTTTGTAGATGTGGGTTGTGGATTAAATGAGGGTGAGGTCATAATAAAAGATTTAATAAATCAATATAGTTCAAATAAAAACTACAATGGTGTTACGGGTATTTGGACTTGGGATAAAATGAAGCCAAGTTTCGCATCAGTCCTACCAAAAGGAAGGAGTGGAAGAAACCCAGTATATGGTGGAAGACCAATGCAATTGGTAAATATGAACAATTTAGAAGTTCCAACTTGGGATAAAGAAACTTTAAAACTATATGAACAGATAAATAGTGAAGAATATTTTATGTTACCAATTCAGACTGCGAGAGGTTGCACTTTTAAATGCACATTTTGTAGTGAAACAAGATTATATCGATACAAATCAGCCAAGAAAGTTAGAGATGATATTGTAAAACTTTATAATGAATACGGATATACAGACTTTTGGTTTGTTGATTCGTTAATTAATGGTTCAATGAAACAATTTGAGGAACTGATTGACCTATTAAATGAACTTCCATTCAAAATTAATTGGGGTGGTTATGGTAGAACTTCTACAAAAATGAATGATGATTTGATGAAAAGAGCAAAGAGTAGTGGAATGAATTGGTTAGAGGTCGGAGTAGAAAATGGTATACCAAAAATATTAGGATTAATGGAAAAGGGACAAACACCAGACATAATTAAAGATGTATTAAAACACTCACATAATAATGGAGTAAAATTGGCTGCAAATTGGATACCAGCATACGCAAGAGAAAATTCTATGGACTTCTTACAAAACCTAATCTTTTTATACGATACAAGAAACTACTTTGATAATAAATCTGAAAGTGAAGGTGAACATAAGAGGTTTGTCAGTAGGGTAAAGATGATGGTCCCAGTAGAAGTTCACGAGGGAACACCTATGAGTGTTCACAAATCACACTATTCTATTTCAGATGATAGGTTCGTAGGGGATTGGGTAAGTAATGATTACAAGAACAATGTACTAAATCGTAATATTAGAGGACATTTAACACACTTGATGTTAGATATATTAGATGTTCAAAATACTACAATGCAAGATATTGATAATAACATAAAACTAAACAAAATGGTATTTGATAATAATGAAAAGGATATTACTAATATTGATTACAACACCTCTTATTTAAAGTTTGCAAACAAGCAAAAGGAAATGGATTCAGTTGAAGATAAAGAAAAAAGCATAAAACAATCAATCATAGATGATATAAAGGTTTGGATTTGGGCACTATACAAAATTAAAGGAAACTTCATAATAGACTTTGAGTTTACGGAAAACTTTATTCCACAACTTTTAGAAAATACACAATTCAAATACAAAGTTCATTGTAAGTCATATGATAATAATTATAGATTGGAAATTCATCAATCTTTGGAGTCAGATGATTTAAATTATAAAGATACATTTTCTCAATCTGGCAATTTCAATGAAAAGGGTTACAAGTTAAAATCAAAAGATTTAAATTATATAGATTCACAGAGATATGATAAATATAAAGTATCATTTCCAAGAACAGAAATGACAAATCAATATTAAAAAAAATTACATTTTCAGATTAATACAAGATACTTATTTATATCTAAAAGGTTATTCACTATGAAAACAAAAACACTATTTGACCACATAAAACAAATTACTAATGTTCAGAACCAATTGTATTGGGACAACATTACAGACGCAGATAAGAAAAGTTGGAACAATTATATGGTTCACAGATTCTTATCAATGAAAGCCGAGTGGATAGAAGTTGTAAATGAAATACAACAATATTGGGAATTGAAACCAAAAACAATTTATCAATTCTATACAAATCTACTTCCGAGAGGAAATACATACTTACGATATACTAAATCTAAAAAGAAATCCAAGATAGAAAAGTGGGCTATGGATATATTATGTCAACACTTTGAAGAAAGTTCACAAAATATTGAGAAAACGCTTGACATTATGGGTAAAGATGTCGTATATTCGATTATATCAAAGTATGGTGTAGACGAAAAGCAACTAAAAAAAATATGGAGTAAATAATGATTAAAGACACACCAAAGGGATTACCAGATTCGGCTCTTGATTTTGAAAGAGAACCAACAGATGTCGTTGGGTATATGGAAAAAACTTATCCTGAAATGACATCAGAATTTAAAAAGATTCAACAAGACCAATATGAATTGTTTTGTAGAAAACAATATGATTATGGTCCACAAAATATTGCAGTAGGAACTATTCTAAAAACACCAGAAGATATTAAGTTATCATTGTTGGGTATTTGGTTTAGAATGAACGACAAGATAGAAAGAATGAAAACATTATTGATGAGAAATGGAACAAATTCAGTTGAGGGTGAACCCGTAACTGATAGTTTTTCAGATGTATCAAATTATGGGGTTATGGCACAAGTCGTAGCAAGAGGCAAATGGGCAAAATAAGTTATAGTCAATTTTCACAATGGGATAAGTGTCCACAAATGTGGAAACTCAATTATGTAGATAAAGTTGGAACATTTACAGGTAATATTTTTACAATATTCGGTTCGGCACTACACGAAACTATTCAAGCATATTTAGTTTGTTATTATGAACGAACAATCAAAGAAGCAGATGCTTTACCATTAGATGATATTCTATTGTATCGTATGAAAGAAAACTACAAACAATCATCAGAACGACATAAAGATAACTTTGAAGTTACCAAAGAGGAAATGGCAGAGTTCTACAAAGACGGGTTGGATATCATTGAAGAATTTAAGAAACGAAAAGGTAGTCATTTCAAAAAGAAAGATACTGAATTAGTCGGTATCGAGATGAACCTTAACTTCGAATTACCACAAGATATGAGATTTGTTGGTTTTATGGATGTTGTTCTACACGACAAGAAAACTGGTCGTATGAAAATTATTGATATCAAGACTTCTACAATGGGTTGGAATAAATATATGAAAGCCGACAAGAACAAAACCAATCAGTTGTTGTTGTATAAACACTTTATGTCTAAACAATTAGAGATATCAGAAGACAAGATTGATGTGGAATACTTTATTCTGAAAAGAAGACTATATGAAAATATGATGTATCCACAAAAAAGACTTCAGTCGTTTTCACCAGCAAGTGGAAAACCAAGTGTCAATAGAGTTATGGCAAGGTTACAAGAGTTCATAGATGATTGTTATGATGACAAAGGTAAAGTTATCAACAAAGAATATGTGAAAATGGCTTCAGCAAAGAATTGTAAGTATTGTGAGTTCAAAGATAAATCAGACTTATGTGATAGGAACAAAAAATGATAGAACCAAGTTTAAGAATTAAAGTAACGGACTTTTTAGCAACAGACTTCGAACAGGAAGTATTCCAAGAACTGATGAAAGTAAAACAATCTTCAGAAATGCAAGGTGTAAATTTTCCATTATACTTCTGGTATGATAGAGAGTATGAGGCAGTCGACTTAAGTGTATTAAAAGATTTTATAAGTTATTGGAAATCAACGGGCGAGTATGGAACTAAATTAAGTCTTCACCCAGAACCATTTGATGATGGAAATCATTTTATTTGGTATGACATTAGACCAGATGACTTAGATGAAAAGTTAAAGGAAAAACTAAAGATACCATTTATGCAATATTATAGATTTGCGTGTCTTTACCAAGACCCAAAAACAGGTATTTTAGAGGGTATAAAAGATTTCCATAAAAAATACTTATTTGTCACTCGTGATAACTCAACTATACTTAAAAGAAAACAAAAGAGAAACGATGATGAAAATAGCAATCATAGGTAGTAGAAACTACACCAACAAAAAAAACATTCAGAACTTTATGTTTAGATTAAAAATGGAACATAAAGATATACAGATTGTTAGTGGTGGTGCCAAAGACGGAGCAGATAAATATGCCAAGAGATTTGCATTAGAATTTGGATTAGATTATTCAGAGTTTCCACCACAACACGAAACGCACAATATTCATTGTGTTTTAGAAGCATTCAATTATGGTAAACCATATAATGTAGGTTATTACCACAAACGAAATAAAGATTTAGTAAAGTATTCAGATAAAGTGGTAGCATTTATCAAAGATGATATCATTACCAACGGAACAAAATCAGCATTAGAATATTGTAAAAAAATAAATAAAAAATTCGTTATTTTAGGTTAAACTAACTATTTATTAGTATATATATGTATATATTAGAGGAATTATGAAAGAAGAAAAATTAACATCAGTAAAAGTCATTGACGAACTCTACAAGAAGTTCAGAGAGAAGTCAATAAGAGATGACTTTTCATTACAGAAATTAGTAAATCGTAGTTTAGATTTATTTGTTTATGATGAAGAGTTTGCAAAAAAAGTTATGGACTACGACAACTTAGAGGAAAGTGGTTCTAAATATTAATATAAGAAAGAGGTTCTATGGATTTACCAAAACTTAAAAAGGTTACAGAAAAGAAAAAGAAAAAAATCATTTTACTATCAGACGATTTAAGAATGTCAAGTGGTGTCGGAACAATGTCAAGAGAGATTGTTATGGGAACCATTAAAGAGTATGATTGGGTCCAAGTCGCTGGAGCAATCAAACACCCCGACGGAGGAAAGATAGTTGATTTAAATGAAGCAACAAGAAAAGAAACTGGTGTTGAAGACGCCTATTTAAAACTATATCCAGTTGATGGTTACGGAAGTCAAGAATTATTAAGAACATTAATCCAAACAGAAAAGCCAGATGCTATTCTACACTACACAGACCCAAGATTTTGGGGTTGGTTGTATGATATGGAACACGAAGTAAGACAACAATGTCCTATATTTTATTATAACATTTGGGACGATTTACCTTATCCGAGGTGGAACGAACCATTCTATGAAAGTTGTGATTTGATTATGAACATATCAAAACAAACACACAACATTGTCCAAAATGTTTGTCAAAATAAAGAGAGAACAGATTGGGATTCAACTTATGTTCCACACGGAATAAATGAAAAATACTTCTATCCAGTTAAGAATGAAAAAGAAAGATTAGAAATGAACAAAATGAAGTCTGAATTGTTCAAAGGAAAAGAAATAGACTTTTGTTTATTCTACAACAATAGAAACATCAGAAGAAAGATGACTTCCGATAGTATTCTGGCATTTAAGGAATTTGCAGATAAATTACCAAAAGAAAAAAGAGATAAGGTTGCTTATATATTACATACTCAACCAGTTGACGGAAACGGAACAGATTTGCCAGCAGTTGTTAAAGAATTGTGTCCAGACTTAAACATTATATTCTCTACACAAAAACTATCCAATCAACATCTAAATTATCTATACAACATAGCAGATGTAACGATTAATATTGCATCAAATGAGGGATTCGGATTAGGAACTTGTGAAAGTCTAATGTGTGGAACACCAATTATTGTAAATGTTACGGGTGGTTTACAAGACCAATGTGGATTTAGATTAAAAGATAAACACATTACTTACCAAGACTACAAAGATATCCACTCACTACACGATTGGAGAAAGTGGGAAAACAATGAAGAATTAACTTGGGGTGAATGGGTGAAACCAGTATGGCCTAAGACTCGTTCATTACAAGGTTCACCACCAACACCA